TATAACTATCTCCGCACGTAATAAAAGGAGATAGTGCAATGTTTAAGAATTTACTAACACGTATTCAGAATCATCAGCAGCGTAGAGCAGACTACTGGGTTCTAAAGAATATGTCTAATAAAGAACTACACGATATAGGTATATCAAGAGGAGAGATATACAATCGTGTATACGGCAACGAACAGTGAGAATAGGTAAGGGTACTCCTGTACTTTTGAGTCTAACTGTTTTAGCTTATATGTCTTTTGGAGATGTAGACAGGCAAACAGGCAGTGGACTCAAAAGAGGGGGGCTTCACTTTGATAGATCCAGTAACAGCCATAGGTCTGGCAACAACCGCATTTAATACTCTTAAGAAGGGTATTGCAGTTGGAAAAGATCTACAAGACATGGGTGGTCAGCTAACACAATGGGCTGGTGCTATTAGTGACTTGGATTTTGCTGAACGTCAGAATGCTAAACCGCCTTGGTATAAAACCCTTGGCGGCGGCGTTCAAGCAGAGGCAATGGAAATATTTGCTGCCAAGAAGAAGGCAGAATCTATGCGTAAGGAGCTAAAAGATTACATCTGTGTGATGTATGGCCCCTCACATTGGGAAGAGCTTTTACGCATTGAGGCTGACATTCGTAAACAAAAGAAAGAGCATGACCATAAAAAATTTGAAATGAAACGCAAGATTACAGAAGTTATTGCTGGTTTAGTCTTGTTTATCATTATAACTGGTAGTATGATTGGTCTTGTTTGGTTAGGAACACAGTAATGACAAGAAACTTAACAGAAAAACAAAGATTGTTTCTAGAGGTGTTATTTGATGACGCTGGTGGAGATGTAGTAGCAGCAAAGAAGTTAGCAGGTTATGCACCTGAGTCTAGTACTGCAGCTATTGTTGAAACGCTTAAAGATGAGATTGCAGACAAGACACGTACCTACTTTGCACGTATAGCACCTCGTGCTGCTGTATCTATGGCAAATGCTATGGTTGATCCTACAGAGCTAGGTATTAAAGAAAAGATGTCTGCAGCAAAAGACTTGCTAGATCGTGCAGGGCTTGGTAAGGTAGACAAAGTAGATGTATCCTCTAGTAGCGGGGGTATATTTTATTTACCACCAAAAGAAGGTACAAACGAATAATACACCAAAGAGACTTGGGGTTTTGGCAGTTACCTAAACCACCAAAAGATAACGTTAAAGACTGGCATCCTATAGTCAGGGTAACAAAGAAAATACCCTTTGGCTATGAAGTAGATGCACATAATGATAAACTACTTATTCCGATAATATCTGAATTAGAAGCGTTGGAGCTTGCAAAACGACATCTTAAGCAGTATAGTTACCGAATGGTAGCACAATGGTTAAGCAAAGAAACAGGCCGCTACATATCACATATGGGCTTAAAGAAGAGAATTGAAGTTGAGCAAAGACGTAAAAAGGCAGCTACAATTAAACGCAAGTTTGCCAAGTGGCTCCAAGAAACCCTTACGGAAATCGAAAAGCTCGAAACGCAAGGGGTCGGAGCATACGCAGAAGGCAGTGAAGAAAGAGGTAGTTGAAACAGTCGCCACCCCTCAGACTGTTCCTGCACAGGTAACTGCACCTGAGTATGATGTGGATATTGCACAGGAAATAGTCTTTAAGCCAAACTCCGGCCCCCAGACAGAGTTTTTAAGCGCATCTGAGCGTGAGGTTTTGTATGGGGGTAGTGCTGGTGGTGGTAAGTCATATGCGATGCTTGCTGATCCACTACACGGTCTTAACAACCCTAATTTTAGTGGGTTACTTGTACGACATACTACAGAAGAGTTAAGGGAACTCATACAAAAATCACAGGAGCTTTACCCTCGTGCTGTACCGGGAATTAAGTGGTCTGAACGTAAGTCTCAATGGATTTCTCCCAGAGGGGGAAGACTATGGATGTCCTACCTCGACAAAGACACAGATGTTACCCGCTATCAAGGACAGGCGTTTAATTGGCTGGGGTTTGATGAGCTTACTCAATGGTCTAGCCCTTACGCTTGGGATTATATGAGGAGTCGCTTGAGGTCTGCACACGCAAGTGAGCTAGGTCTTTATATGAGGGCTACAACCAACCCCGGTGGTAGTGGTCATGCATGGGTTAAAAAGATGTTTATTGACCCCTCTCCTTATAATACCCCTTTCTGGGCTACAAATATAGAAACAGGAGAAGAGATTAGGTTTCCTGCGGGTCACTCTAAAGCAGGACAGCCTTTATTTAAGCGCAGGTTTATACCTGCTAGTTTATTTGATAACCCTTACCTAGCTGAAAGTGGTGATTATGAAGCGATGCTTCTTTCATTACCAGAGCATCAACGCAAGCAACTACTAGAAGGAAATTGGGATGTCAATGAAGGTGCTGCCTTTCCCGAATGGAACAGAGCCATACATGTCGTTGAACCTTTTGTCATTCCCGCATCTTGGACTAGATTTAGAGCTTGCGACTACGGTTACGGAAGCTACACAGGCGTTGTCTGGATTGCTGTATCACCCAGTGAGCAGCTTATTGTATATAGAGAGTTATATTGTTCTAAAGTTACAGCTACTGATTTAGCAGATATGATATTAGAGGCCGAGACTGATGATGGTACAATTAGATATGGTGTTTTGGATAGTTCTCTATGGCACAAGCGTGGTGATACTGGCCCGTCACTGGCTGAACAAATGAACATGAAGGGTTGTCGTTGGCGTCCTTCGGATAGATCTAGAGGATCTCGTGTGGCAGGAAAGAACGAATTACATAGAAGATTACAAGTAGATGAGTTTACAGAAGAACCAAGACTTGTTTTCTTTTCTAGTTGCACTAATACTATATCTCAACTACCTTCTATACCTTTAGATAAAAAGAACCCTGAAGATGTAGATACAAACGCTGAAGACCACCTTTACGATGCCCTACGTTATGGAGTAATGACAAGGCCTCGTAGTTCTATATGGGATTACAACCCTGCAACTCAACGATCAGGGTTTCAAGCCTCTGACCCCAGCTTTGGATATTAAATATGGCAGAACAAGACGAACTTATGTTTGAGACAGATGAAGTAACCGCTGCAACGGATATAGAAGATACTCTTATTGAAGCTTCTAGTGTGGTTTCTTTTGTTTCAGATAGATTTAAACGTGCAGAAGATGCTCGACAGGCAGATGAAACACGATGGCTACGTGCATATAGAAACTATAGAGGCTTATATAGTTCAGAGGTACAATTTACAGACACTGAAAAGTCTCGTGTGTTTGTAAAAGTAACCAAAACAAAGACTTTAGCTGCATATGGGCAGATTGTGGATGTATTATTTGGTAACAATAAGTTTCCTCTTACTGTAAATCCCTCTATTCTACCAGATGGCATTGCAGAATCAGTGCATATTAATATAGACCCTAACGCTGCTGCTGCTGGGGATGCCTTATCTGCTGTTACTAAAAAAGAACCAGCCAAGCCGTACCTAATAGGCCCTGACACTGAGTTAAAACCCGGTGAGACTATGGCTGATCTAAAGGAACGTTTAGGCCCCCTAAAGGATAAACTAGAGGGTGTAGGTGATATGGTAGTTGAAGGAGAGGGTACTACTCCTTCTACAGTTACATTTCATCCTGCAATGATAGCAGCAAAGAAAATGGAAAAGAAGATACATGATCAGCTAAATGAGTCTGCTGCTTCTGTACATCTTCGATCTATGGCTTTTGAAATGGCTCTTCTAGGAACGGGTGTAATGAAAGGCCCTTTTGCTGTAGATAAAGAATACCCTAACTGGAATGATAATGGTGAGTATGATCCGTTAATTAAGACTGTTCCTGAGTGTAGTCACGTAAGTGCATGGAACTTCTACCCAGACCCAGAAGCCTCTTCTATGAGTGACGCTGAATATGTAGTTGAAAGACATAAGATGTCACGCACACAGCTACGCGGTCTTAAGGGGCGTCCATACTTTATGGAAGATGCTATTGAAAAGGTATTAGATTTAGGCCCAAGCTATGAGCAGAAGTATTGGGAACAGAGCATGGAAGACGATGATACAACTCCAACATCAGAGCGTTGGGAAGTATTAGAGTTTTGGGGTTTTGTAGATGCGGATATTCTTGAAGAGAATGGTGTTGATATTCCTTCTGAGTATGATAAGCTAGATGAATTAAGTTGTAACATTTGGATTTGTAATGGTGAAGTAATTAGATGTGTACTCAATCCGTTTAAGCCAGCAACTATACCTTACTATGCAACTCCCTATGAGCATAATCCTTACTCCTTCTTTGGTGTAGGTATTGCAGAGAACATGGATGACACTCAGACCCTCATGAATGGCTTTATGAGGATGGCGATAGACAACTCTGCGTTGAGTGGAAATCTTATCATTGAAGTGGATGAAACCAATCTAGTACCGGGGCAGGATCTATCTGTGTACCCCGGCAAAGTGTTTCGGAGGCAGGGGGGTGCACCCGGACAGGCCATCTTCGGCACAAAGTTCCCTAATGTAGCACAAGAAAACATGCAACTCTTTGATAAGGCTAGGGTTTTAGCAGATGAAAGCACTGGATTCCCTAGTTTTGCTCATGGTCAAACGGGTGTATCGGGTGTTGGTCGTACAGCTTCGGGTATTAGTATGCTTATGTCAGCGGCTAATGGCTCTGTAAGGACTGTTGTTAAGAACGTAGATGACTACTTGTTACGTCCTTTGGGTAAAGCCTTTTTCAGCTTTAACATGCAATTTGACTTTGATCCAGAGATTCGTGGTGACCTAGAGGTACGTGCCTCTGGTACAGAGAGCTTGATGGCTAACGAAGTACGGTCACAGCGTTTGATGCAGTTCTTACAGGTAGCACAAAATCCTGTACTTGCTCCCTTTGCTAAAATGGATTATATTATTCGTGAGATTGCAAAGAGTATGGATCTTGATCCTGACAGAGTTACAAACTCTATGCAGGATGCAGCAATACAGGCTGAGATCTTAAAGGCCTTCCAAGCGCCTCCACAGCCCCCTGCAGGGCCAGAAGGAGTTCCAGCACCAGAGGGTCAGGCTCCACAAGGTCAAGGCCCACAGCCAGTAGCTGATACGTCTGGTGGGGGTGGATCTCAGATGGGCGTAGGTACTGCACCAGCACCAGCAGAACAAGGATTTAGTGGTAATGTCGCTTAAGAAGTGGGTCAATGATAAAACTGCTATGGATGATTTCATAAAACACTTGGATGATCTTATCTATATACAACATAACACACTAGAACAGGCAGATATCGGTGTTGATATACATAGGGCGCAAGGTGCTATACAAGCACTGAAACGACTTAAGATGCTCAGGGAGACAATCAATGGCTGATTATCGTAGACGTTTATCTGATATGACGCCAGAGGAAAGAGCAGAGGTTGCCCCTTCCGCTGATAACTTCTCTAAAGTGTTTGGTGATAGGACAGAAGAGCCTATGTCAGTCGCCGCTGCTGATACAGCCGTAAGTTTAGCTACACCAGTAGACTCAATAGTGGAAGTACAGAAAGAGTTACAAAAAGAAGAACCTGACTATCTAAAGATCGGTATGCTTGCAGGAGTTGAGGCTTTAGGGAGTTTACCTGCACTTGGCCCTGCTGCAAAGAGTATGATACGTAAGGGTGCAGACTTATCTAAACAGACTGATACTGCAATAGAGGGTACTACTAATATACCCGCTGTGTCTGCAAGATCAAACACAGAGTTTAAAAATACGGTTAAAGGTTATAAACTATTTACCAGAGGGGAAGATGATAAACTATACCCTCTTTTTGTTGATGCTGATACAGAAGTTCCAGTAGGATCTTATATGAAGGCTGTTTTTCCAGAGTACAGGTTTAAAGCAGAAAATGGAAATTATTATGTGCCTTCTCGTGGTACAAAAGGTAAAAAAGGAACTGGTGACTCTATTAAGATAC